CACCACTTTCAACCAATTAAAAAGAAATGGTTACCTGAAGGTCAGATAGCAGTACAGAATTATTACAAGGAAAATGGGATATCACCGGACGTCCCTGAACCAAAGAAAAAATTTTGGATAAGCGCACTTGCATTACCCAAAAAAAAACATATCGAGCAAAAGAAATTAACAAAACAAGAACGATTTGAAAGATCTGTTAACGAAATCCAAAATACAATACTTGAGATCACAAAACAGAGATACGAATATTATTTTTGTCTAGATGATAACGGCGGTGTAATATTACAGAAGGGAGGCGAAGAAAGAAGTATAAGTTTTTCTGAAGAAGATCTTAAAAAAATACACCGTGCCAGAATTTTTATTCATAATCACCCAGGCGGTGTTTCTTTTAGCTTAGCCGATATCATGATGGCTGTTCAAGAAGATTTTGGCGAAATACAAGCAATAGCCAAGGGATATTATTATTACATGAAACGTCCAGAGCTAGGTTGGCCCGGGATGATGAGGCTACAAAACATTTACGAAAAACATGAAATTGCCGTTTATAACGAATTTGAGAAATTAATGGAACAGGGCAAGGCACAATTCGATAAGATAATGAAAATTCACTTCCACGAAGTATGGAGAAGGGTTTCAAGGGAAATCGGGGCCGAGTATGGCAGAAAAAAAAGATAAACCCAAACATCATATTGAGAGCATTGAAGAACAATTAAAGAAACAGGGGTATTTTGTGCTCCAAGATGATCACGACCTGGAAATTAAAGAAAAATACAAAAAAATAAAGAGAAAAATTCTAAAATTTAAAAAAAATAGGGGGTGATACAGTGCGCTAGAACGCAAAAAAAAGGAGAAACACCACTTGGCCGTCTCGATATGGGATGGCTTTTTTTATTCCTGGAAATCAAGAGGTGTTAAATGAGAGGTAAAAAAGCGAAGGCTATCAGAAGGGAAATTGGCGTGAGTCAACCTAGATACTATCAATACAAGAAGACCGGGCAGATAGTCAGAGACCGAATGAGAATAACATACCAGATTAGAAAAGGAAGAAGCCTTGGTTTAGCACTAAATGACTTGGCGAGAGCCTAAAGGAGAGGGAGACCGATGAAATTCAAAAAGGATGCAGAAGGCAATTTAATTTTGGATGATAATGGAAATCCAATTATTATTTTGGATGATGGGACCGAGAAAACTTTCATCCCTGCGGATAAACTAAGCGAGGTTAACCGGGAATCGGCGGCGAGACGCCACAAGATCAAGGAATATGAAGAGCAATTAGCAAAATTTCAAGGGATAGACATTGAAGAATATAAAAAACTTAAACAAGAAGCAGAGGAGCGGGAAAGAAAGAAGAAAGAAGATGAGGGCCGATACCAGGAACTCCTAGCAGAACAACAAAAAAAACACCAAGAAGAACTAAAGAAATTAAAAGAGAAATATGAGGCGCTAACACGAAAGAGACAGACCGAAAAAGTAAAAACAGCGATCTTACAGGCGGCAAGCAAAGTAAAAGCAGCCGAGGCCGACATTTTGGCCGAATTATTAAGTAAAAAAGTCCGTTACGTCGAGCAAGACGACAAAGAATATTACGAGGTACTAGACCCTGAAACTGGACAGCCAAAGCTCAACACGTCAGGCGCTCCCATGACGGTTGAAGAATTTGTCGCCGAATTTATTGAGGAAAGACCGCGTTTTAAAGATCCGGGACCAGGGGGACCAGGTGGAGGCCCTAAAGACACACCCGGTGGAACGATAAAATTAACCTGGGATCAAATTAAAGACCCGGCAGTTTATGATCAATACCGTGAGAAATATCTTGCCGGTGAGGTTACAGTTGTCGATGAATAATTTTTTTACAATAAAGTGTACCATATCGGAACATCCCGGGAGAACCGGGAATTAAGACGGTGAGATACCAATTAGGATTAACCGAGAGGTTTTTAAAACAAATTTTTAATCTACTGAATGGAGGATAAAAAAGATGGGAAATGTACTTTTGTATTATGATCCGGTGTTTTACGCACAGGAAGCATTGATTATACTCGAAAAACAGCTTGGCTTGGCTGGTAGGGTTCACAGGGGATATGATGCCACCCCACAGCAAAAAGGAAGTACTATCAATATTAGTAAGCCTGCTACTTTTACCGTTCAGGATGCACCCGGAAGCGATCAGGATCTTAACCCTGAAGGCGTTAGCATTAAGCTGGATCATTGGCGAGAAGTAAAATTCGCGTTGAATGACAAGGAATTGACCTTCACTAAGGAAAAAATAATTCAGGACCATATTGCCCCGGCCGCATACGCTCTCGCGGATGACATAGACCAGAAACTTGCAGCGCTTTATAAGGATGTCCCTTTTTACCATGGGACAGCTGGAACTACACCTAGCGATATTGCCGCTATAACGGGCGTTAAGAAGGTAATGAGAGACAATAAGGTCCCATTTGACGGCAGAACACACCTAATGATTAATAGCGCTACTGAAGATAAATTTGGACAGATCTTTTATAATGCGTCGGTTACCGGAGATCAAACAACCCAGAAGACTGGGGATTTTGGCGTAAAATTTGGGCTTGAAATTTTCACAAATCAGAATAGCCCTGATCATACTGCAGGTACTCTCGGCTCTAATGGGGCAGTCCAGGGAGAACATACTGCAGGTGCCACCACGGTTAAAATTGATGTCGCCAGCGGGACATATACACTCAACAAGGGCGATGTGGTTACTTTCGCCGGCAATACCGGGAAATATGTGGTGCAGGCTGATGCGAACATCGGGACTGCTGGAACCGATGTCAGCATTTGGCCAGCCCTCACGGGAGATATCGCAGATAACGCGGCGGTAACAGTGCTCGGAAACCACGCGGTAAATATTGCATTTCACCGCAATGCCTTTGCCTTGGCAATGGCGCCTCTCAGTGAAATGGGGAAAAACCTTGGCGCCAAAATAGCCACCATAACCAGGAATGATATCACCATTCGTTCTAGGATCTGGTACGTCGGGGATGATAGTGCGGTTAAGGTTGGCCTTGATGTCCTCTATGGCGTCAAGACCCTTGATCCTTATTTGGCTGCGAGATTGATTGGTTAGAACAATACCCCTCCCCTTTTCGGGGAGGGTTTTTTTATAGAGGAGGTGCAGAAATGAAATTGATACACATGAGAAAGGGTGGTTTTGACGTTTTTTGTGAGGAAAAAGATGTAAAAGATAGAAAAAAGGCTGGATTTGAGGTTGTCGCCGAAGATGACAAAAAAGAGGAACCAGAAGATGATGTCCCTAAAGACCCTGATTTCACACAGCAAGAGGTTGGCAACGAAGACGGCGACTTTGCTATTGAATTTCATCCGGACATTGTTTTTGGGAAAGAAAAGGCCGTTAAATTTGAACCAGAAAAAGCCGTTGATGAAAAAGTCAGAAAAAATGTTCAGGGTGATAAGAAGAATAAAAAGAAAAAATAAAATTTACATTATAGTGGAGCGCAAACGGGATGGCATACACCACGGATAGCGATTTACAAAAAATAGAAGCCGATATTTTTACTTACGGGATAGAAACGGCTGGGACATGGCACGATGAGACCGCCGACGATATAAACAGGATGTTGCATCTTGAATGGTTCCCAAAAGCATCAAAGGATTACATCTCGGGAGATTATCAGACTATTGATTTTCGTGATTTTGATCCGGATCGAATTAAGAACCCGGAGAAAATAACTAAAATGGCAGCATATTGGCTTTTGGGCAATTATTTTTTCCCGGCGCTTTCAAAATTTTCGGATCCACCGGACACATATGAACGAAAGGCAGAATTTTACATGAAACAGTACGAACAGGAAAAAATTCTTACCCTGGGGACCGGGATTGATTACGATTTTTCAGGCGACGGGGAATTGGACGACAGCGAGAGGATTTCACAGCGTGGACCAAGGATGGCAATTAGGGGATAATGATGGGGGAATCTATACGAGAACAAATAACACAGTGGCTCGTTGAACAGCTTGGCACTATTGGGGGCGTGAACGTCGAACGGCGGACATTTAATTTCGACGATTTATCAGAGCGTCAATGCCCAATGCTAGCAGTCGAAGGTGGCCCCGACAAACACAAAGAATATCTAGGTGGAGACAGGGTAAGCCGCACTATGAGCCTGCAAATAATAGGTTACGTGAAGGATAACCAAAATCCCGATAAAGCCCTTAATGATCTTTTAAAACTCACAGAAGACAAACTGGAGGAGATTAAAGTACCGGGTGGGCACGTTAACCAGATAAGGTGGGACTTTACAGATAAAGAGCCAAGCTTATACGCCCCATACGGGAAGATGGTTTTGGAAATAGAAATAGATTTCTGTCATAAAAAATATGACCAATGATCAAAATTAAATACACCCATGATGATAGAGCGCTTGAATTAATAAGCCAAAAAGCGGTTCTTGATAGAAAACTCTTACGCGAAATAACCGATTATATTCGATTTACTATTTTAAAACTAACCGCGGAGGGGAGAGGTTACGATGGGAAGGCTTTTAGGCCATACTCAACACAATACGCAATATTCAGGAAGAAACACGGAAGACCGATAAGTAAGGTAGATCTAAATTTTACCGGGAAAATGTTGGCATCTTTTGCTACGACAATTTTAAGGGAGAACTTTGCGAGGCTCGGGTTTAAATCAGCAAGAGAAGCAAAAAAGATGTTGGGGAATATAGATCGTGGACGTAACCCAATAGGAATATCACGGGAAATGAAATCTGAAATATTTAAAATCGTCGAAGACCACATTAAAAAGATGCTTGATCAAGGTTAAATTGGGCATGAGTACTGATGGACCACTGGTTTTCCCAGTGGTTTTTTTTATGCCGAAAAAAAGGAGGAAATAAAAAATGGCGAATGTATTAACAGGAGCCGGCTTTGTGTCGGTTAGGCAGGGAGACAGCTACCCATATGACATGAGAGTCCTTTTAAATTTTTCACAGATTGAATTTGATATCTCAGAGGATGGAGGGGACGAACTCAAAGCGTTAAGGCTCGGAGGGTCAATCGTTGTCGCTACGACTCCGGGAACAGAAAAGGCGGAATTAAAAATCAGCAACATAGATTTTGTCTGTCCAGCAATGGAAGTCCTTCTAGGAATTGCCGCTGGATCTGCACAGGCGCAGAACTTCCCATGGAACGATGTCTATACTATCCCGTCAGGGTCCCCATATGAAGTCACTATTGCTTCAGCCCTGGTGTCAGATACGGAATACGCGGTTTTGACCGACAATTGGCAGCAATTGACGCGAGTAGCATCAAGCCCTGGAGACGGCGAGTTTTCAATATCCGGGGCCACCGTTACATTTAATGCCGCCCAAGAAGGAAAAGAAGTGCTTATTGGGGGGGATCAAACTTCGGCTGCAACGGCGCAGGCCATAGGTGGAACAAGCGCAAACCCACTTGGGAACTTGCAGGTGACATTTTATTGCAAGGATTCCCAGAATAAACGCGTTGCCTTTATTTTCCCGGAGTGCCAGGCCAAGAAAGACTTATCCCTAGTGATAAGTGAAAAAGCAACGCAGGTCCCAATTGGCTTTTCCCTCAATACACCCTCTGGATGGCAGAAACCATACAAAATTATATTCGAACAATGATCGACTTCGGGGCCGTCGAGTCTCGATAGTGATTCCGATGGAGATATTGACGGCTCTGATTTAGCTTATTTCGCCACAAATTTTAATAGTAAGCTTTTAAATAAATTTGCGTCTAAATTCGGCCAATAAAAGGAGCAAAAATGTCAAGGGCAAGTAAGGTGTTTCTTGAAAATAAATGGGCTTTCACAGGTGCTGACGGGAACGAATACATCATAACTCCAATTAACCTCAATACTATGTTGGAAATTGAAGAAAAATTTAATCTTAATTCCATTGATGAAATAGATTTGGGAACGCTAGGGCTTAATAAGGCGCGGCACCTTAGATGGTTTTTTTGGGTTCTCCTAAAACAGAATCATCCAGATATGGACCAAGAAGACGTTGGTAGGGTTATAGACGCAACTAACGCAGAGGAAGCCATGAAAGTTGCAATGAAGGCTTTTGTTGCTGGAATCCCGGAGACAGAGGAGGGGGAGGTTGAAAAGGATAAGGACCCTTCACAATAAAGCAACGGGGACATCTTGATCTTGGAAAGATTATATATGCCCTGGCCCGTTTTTTCGGATGGAAACTCCAAGATATAGGCAGGTTAACCCTTAGACAAGCAATCTATCTATTTGAGATGGAGGCTGGGACAGCGTGTGGACACTTGAGTATTTTCACCCACACTGAACCCAAAAAACCGGACCCTGATCTAATGAAGGGGGCATTAAGGATACTAAAAGAATATGGCAAATAGACATGAGATAGATATCAGGGGGAGAGACAACACCCGGAGCGCTTTTGCGGGCGTTATCAACCACATAAAAGAGGTTGACAATAAACTCCAAGCTACAAATAGGACCGGTGCGTCATTTGGGAGGTTATTAGGATCTTTTACCCTTGGCAATGTTTTATCTAACCAATTAGACCAATTACTAGGGAAATTCCGGGAGTTGACATCTCTTGGTATTAAATACAATGCCCAGATGGAAACAAGCAAGCTCGGGATCGCCTCAATCATCACGAGTCAGGCCAAAATTCTTGATGCTACGGGTAGGGAACTTAGCGGGCGAGAGGCACTAAACGCGACGCTGAAAATATCTCAGGAATTAATGAATGAATTACAATTGGCTGGCCTACAGACAAGCGCAACAACCTCACAACTGGTTGAAGGATTTCAAAATGCAGTTGGACCAGCACTGGCTATGGGACTTTCATTAAGGGAGACAGAACAAATCACCCTAGCAGTAGTGCAAGCGGCTGGAGCCCTTGGGATCCCAATGAACCAGATCAACGAGGAAGTAAGATCAATCGTATCCGGGACTATTACCTTTAATAGCAGGGTTGCGAAGGTACTTGGATTAACTAATCAGATGGTTAAAGACTGGGCTGCAAGTGGGACCCTAGCCGAGGAATTAAATAAAAGATTGGCGGCCTTTAAGACCGCTGGTGTCGAAAATGCTAAAACATGGCGCGGGTTAACATCAAATCTTGCCCAGGCAATAGAGGTCTTAAGTGGCGGTATTACTGCAGACGTTTTTGCTGATTTAAAGAAAGCAATGCAATCCGTCCTTGATTCAATAATTAAAGTTAAGGATGGTTCTATACAGATTGCCCCTGGATTCGAACAAGCAAAGATTTATGTTAATGAACTTTGGCAATCAACTAAAAACCTTGGCTCGGCCATAATAAAGATAGCTAAGGATTGGGGATTAACAGATGCGTTAAAAGAAACAGTTAAGATGGCAATTAAGCTAATCCACATACTTTCTATTGGCTTTAAAAAAATTGCCGATTCTGGATACTTTAAAATCTTATCACTTGGCCCTAAATTGCTTTCAAAGGCTGCTAAGGGCTGGGGAACTATTTTAGATTATATTTCAAATTCCAATAAAAAAGCCAAGGACTTTTCGAAAAGCGTTGCAGAATCAGGTAAACAGGCAGACGGGGCCGCCACTAACTTCAAGCTCATTGCTCAACTCTCACAGGAAAAGATTGATAATTATAGAAAGGCTTATGCCGCAGCCAGGGATTACCTCGAAAGAGAAACTAATATTGTAAGAAGACTCGAAGAATCAAAACAAAATATGATCCGGGAAACTCAACGTGTCCGGGAAGAGATGGCAAGGGACCAGGAACGGCTACAAGAACGACTTGCAGGACTGGATAAAAGTAAAGAGCGCCTCGAAAGAGAACTTGCCATACTTACCGGGGAAAGGGGAGCCCTGACAGAACAGGAACGAAAACAAGACCGAATTAAAGATATCCAGGAACGCCTTGCACAGATCGAGAAAGAGCGCGAAAGGGCTATTGAAGAAAGCAAACGGAAACAAGCCCAGGGGACACAAAAGATCCTTGAGCTAAACAAGAAAATAGATGAGACAAGCAAGAAATATAACAAGATTTCTCAAAACATCGAATATGTCAAAAAAGCCCTGATAGATTCTAGCAACGCACAACTCAAATGGACTGGAGAAATCGACAAATCAAGGGCAAAAGCAGTTGAACTGGCAAGGGCTCTCAGGGACGCAGGCCAGGCAATACAAGTCTATAATCGAAACTTACCGGATAAAATTAAAGACAATTCGAGCTACACGATAGATTTTAAGCGGTTCCGCGACGAGATGACCCCTTCTTTCGCTCAAATATCTCAGGGCGCAGCAAGGGCACAGGAAGCTATTGATAAGATTGCCAATACTGCACCTCAGATAAACGGACCTCTACAACAACAAAGGAATTTATGGAGCGCTATTAACGAACAGGCTGATAAATACCTGGAAAAGTTGAATAGGATAACAGAAAAAACAAAACAGGTAGGATCCGGAATTAATACGCCAGACTACGCACCGGGATATTAAGATGACATACATAAAATGTGGCACAGAACAAGTCGTTTTCCCATATAAACCAATATGTGATGATTATTTTGATGGACAAATACTATGGGCAGGAAGCAAGGCAAGGGTTATTGATGGATCAACCATTGTCCAGCGATTTCAAAGGACCACTACTAAGGGTCGAGAAATGAAAGTGGTGTGTCCATACTTGACTTATGAGAACATCACGACATTGATCAACATTATCAACGCAGATGCCAACTGTAAGCTAAAGCTTGAAGATGACGGCCAGGAAATTGATGTAACATTTAACCCCGGGAAACCATTTGAGTTGATAAGGGTTGGCGGGGATTATCCGGACGAAGACAAAAAAAACGTAGGCTTGCCATGGAATAGATACAACGTGACACTTTATCTGATAGAGGTTTAAATGATAGAGCTTGAAACACAAGTGAATATAGGCGGCCAGGATGAAAAGAGAATTACAGCATGGAGTGTGTCTGAACGGATAGGGACCCTCGGGAAACGTTTTTCTATTACTCTTAATGGGAATCTAGGTGAAGATTCCCTTGGTGCACTTGTTGATATTTTAGCAGGTTACAAGGGAAATGCAAACGTCCTAATCAAAGAAGGGAGTATTAGGGAGCATAATTATGGTGTAAGGCGTGGTACGTTCCAGACTATGATTAGCGGACATGATAAAGCTGAAGAACTGATTAATTTAGCCCCAGAAAAAAAACATATCATTTTAAATGATTACAATTTGAGAAAAAAAGTTGGTGGGCTTCATTACTACATCGGCGATGATCAAAGAATAAAGGTAAAGCTTAATAATCAAATAGTGACTGTTCCATTTCGAGAAATCCCAACGGACCCTGACCTTGAAGGCACATGGGAGACTCATATTTTTAATACATACAATGAGGTTATTGAATGGGTATGCTCTCAATTGGATATCTCACTAATCAACAACACCCCTGACTTGCCCCTCAGACACATAATAACCATTGAACCGACAAGCTCTTACTTTAATGTCATAAAAAATCTTGTCAGTGTTTGGAATCCAGCCATTACGATAGATTACCAATATGGGAAATGGAATCTTTCTATTTTAGACGTTGAAGGTTGGATTGCCGATGAGAGCGCTGATGAATACCTTGCCGAAATAGATCCACAAAAGATGGAAATTCTTGAATACCGACAAACGCGTAACAAAATAATTAATCACGCTAAAATAACCGGTGGGCAGAAAGAAGGAATATCCATTGAATTTACTGAAAAAAAAATAGAGCAAGAAAAGGGGGATTTCCTTAATCTGGACCCGGACGAGGTTTTAGTAAGATTTATATCTCAGGATAATCTTTTATATGGCCCAGATAAAATATTGGAGGATTGCCCAACTTGGGTTTTTAACGGCGGTATACTCAAAAAGAAATATTTCAAAATTGATCCAGATAATTACTCAAACAGGGTCCTATTAAAAGAAGAATATGTTGTTTATGGTGATGACAATAGAATCTACGCTAAGGACATAACAGAATATTTTTACCGCGATTTGACGGCGGCTAAGGCTCAAAAAAGAACTGAATACAGGCTTGTTAGGAGACCACACGATAATCAAAAAAACTTAGTAAAAGTAAGAGAAATTAGGACGGAATTTGGCGATTACATTGAGGAGGCTGGAGAGAACGAGAAAATAGATATAGAATCGGGGCTGGTAGTCTATGACTGGGTTGGGGATCCACCTTCTCGAGTTAACCCACAACCATTAACTATGGCCGATGAGAACGGCTTAATAGATTACTCCGCACATACCAATCAATCTTTTTCATGGGCTGAAATTAAAAGGACCTTTACAACATATGATGTGCAAAATGAATACTGGATTTTGAGAAATAAAATTGTATGGGACAATCTTAAGGGGAAAATCACGGATTTTGAAAACGAATACATTCCAATCAACTATGACAAAAAAAATATAGATATAAATCCAGACCCGACAATTTGGGAATATAAAGACACCACGAGCATTAATGAGCACGGCCACAGACCAATGATAAATATCCAACTCCCTGATCTTTTGGAAAGTGATGGAGGGATCGCTGGGGACTTATGGGAGCGTATTAAAAGAAAATCCGGATCAATGGTTAAAACGATCAAAATTAAATTAGCCGGAATGTTTAATATCCCAATCGGGGCCGTAATTAAAATGAAAGACCTTGAATATAAGGAAAATACAGGAAATGGATACATTTTAAACCAGGTTGCCGGTGGATATTTTTTTGTTGTTGGCTACATCCACGAATATCAAAAATCTGACCTGGAAAGACTGACAACAACCCTGGAATTACGGGAGGCGATATGAGCACGATAATTAATGAATACAAACTGGATGGCGGGACATATTACTCGCTTAATGGTGGCGGCGGTGAAAATAAATCATGGCGTAACATAACAGGCACGCCAATTATATCTGTGACACCAAACGGGGAAGGAAACTTAATTGCAGGGATCTACACTATTACCTTTGCCACGGGGTCCGTCACACCCGGGACAAATGCTAATGCACTTGTGTCATGCGATGACCCGCATAACCCCAATATTAATCAATCGGGAATTACAGTATCTCTTGATGGATCAACGGCAGCAAACAACGTTATCCAGGGGCTTAATATCGTTTTTTCGGATAGTTCAAGCTTTGCCGAAAATTGGGAGGCTAAAATCTATGTCGGCTCTTACTGGAAATCATCGACAAGCGAAGAAATCTCGGTGACATGTTTACATGCCCAGGACGCAGGAGTTACCACCGATGGTGAAAGGTTATGCTTAAAGAACGACGGAACAACCGTTGCCATTGATTGTTCCGTTATGGTTGTAAATAAAGCCCGATTTAAAAATACAAATCAAAGGGTCTTTAAATCATTGACTCAACGCCAATATAACCCTACTGCAGATGACAACAATAATGGTGCGTCTGTGACATTGGCTAACTTCCAAACAGGAACACCTAATACAGTTGACCTACTGGTTGGGGGTGTTGGCTACAACATGACTGATCTTAACACCGGGAATCAACATAACAATGGAGCCGCCTTAAAAGCGGATGGCGTTACTCCCTACATGTTTAATGCCGGGACTAAATACCAGGGGATAGTGATTGTCCTTGATGCGAACATAGCTAGTAGTGGCCCTACAGCGACTTTATGGATATCTGATGGAGCACAATTTATAGAACTTGCACCCGATGTTTCCGGCGCGGCTGGGACATGGCAAAACGGGACAACTAAATTAACCTTAACGGAAGATGGCAAGACCTCTGGTGAGATATCAGCCGGTGGGGCAGCCTTTTTTTGGTTCCGTTTTAAAAGCGGTGGAACAGCCACGCCGGACAGGAATCAACGAACATGGACGTTTGTGTATGAGGCAAAGGGGGTTTAAATGTCACAGACAATTAATATAACGCCTTCACTTGATGGTAAAGTAGTTGGTAAAAGTCTTTATTGGGGGGACAGTTCCAATTCCAACAATACCGACGATACAAGTTTTACAAACTCGCAAGAAGACTTAGACGAATTTGGAGCATACCATAGTCCTATATATAGGGTCCGGTTTTTAATGAGATTTGATTTGTCACAGATCCCAAGAAATGCCCACATACGATCTGCCAAATTGCGATTACGTGCCACTAATAGAGACTCAAACCCAGCCAATGATAACTACCTTGACATTTACCGTTGTGATATTGTCCCATGGAATGGTTCTGCTTCATTTAGTAAATATGATGGGACCCATAATTGGCCAAGTGGCCAATATGGCCTCGTACCCGGGGAGGATTACACGTCAGAATTAAAGGGAACGTTCCTATTCAATAAAGAATATTGGTCTGGCTGGAAATATATCTACTCTGATGACTTAAGCGACTTAATAGCTTATTCCATAGATAAAGACAACATGGAATTAGATATCATGATGAGGTTAAGGCATAGACCTGGTTCATATTCCGGCAACGGGCCAACAGACTACCAAGCAGGCGCGATCTTAATGTCAGAATATGGGACGCCAGCATACAGGCCAACTTTTATAATCACATATGATGAACCATTAGCTTTTTATGATTCCGATGAATCAGGTAATATTAATGAAGATGCTAAAATTGAAATTGGTGCTGATTCATTGAGGATCGGTAGTGTCATCCACAGTAACACGGAAACGACATACCAGGATAACCCAAGGAAAATTTTTTGCAAAAATCAATTATTGGATATTACGGCTCAAAATGTCCACGTATACAGCCCGGACAATTGGGCTACTTATCCGATACCAGACGACGCGAATACCGGGAATGGATCGGTTTCAGACGTTACGACATCATCAACGGATACTATAGATGAAAATTGGAAAATTGAATTTACGGACGCAACCAACTTTACCGTCTATAGGGATGGCGGAACTGGTAATGAACCGGGGCAAACACAAACATGGACACAGGATGGCACCGGAACGATAGGGGATCAATACAGTTCCACAACCAGGGGAATTGGATTTACGATTACTGCAGGGGGGACAGCGTTTGCAAGTGGTGATAAATTTTATTTCACTACCTATAAGGATTATTCCATATCTGGTGCCCCAACTGACAGCGATTATTTGCTTGAAATTTGTGGTGACAATGACGGGACCCCTGATGGAAACTGGTATTTTGCAAGAACGGCAAGGACAAGTTTAAACCAGGATTGCTCTGCCAGCAATACTCTACACGTTGTCAATGCAAAGTATTTTAATCCGAACAATAAAATTAAAATTTATAACAAATCAACCCATGAATGGTCCCAATGGTACACGGTCCAATCAGTTAATCGAGATAATAACACTATTACCCTGGCTTCTAATGTGACGGCGGCGAGCGGTAGTCTGGTCCATGCACAGGGTCTTTACATCGGAAATATCCCCGGGAATAGCGCTAAACCATTCTGGGTACGCGGCGTAAGTTTCATTGACACTGACAAGGAAACTAAACAAATTTATTTAAGGGCAATCGAAGAGTTATAGGAGTATGAACAATGGCCGAAAAATCAATAAGAGTATCCGACGACGCAACCGGTCTTTACATGGCCACAAGAGATGCTTATGAGCAAGACGCCGGTTCCCATGACCGCGTAATTGAGCGAGTTGATTTTGCAAGCGGTAAATTTACAAGCCCAAGAGGGAATGCTATTAGGGGCAATTCTGCAGCAATAACATCAAATGACACACCGGATCTTACTAATTTACCAAGTGATCTTACCGGGAACCTGATCACGGTTGGAGATAAGTCAATGCTCATAGTGTTCCCGGAACAAACGGCTGTAGACGGCTCCGTCATGATCACCCCAATACTGTATGATAAGGAGACAACCCCTGGGATAGTCGGCATCTTACCCTCAAAAACGAGCGCGGTTGACAAGGCTTTTAGAAGGGGCTCCACCTCTGGCAACTATCTTTCTGAAGCCCTGGTGTGGGACGTCGCCGGTGCACATAAAATAGGGCTCCACATAACAGCTATCGGTGGTACGTCTAATGGTGTGCAGCTTTGGGGGTATGTAATATGAGGCGCATAGATCTTTTAGAGCAGATCAACAAACCACATTACCCATTACGTTATCGGGAAATTACAGTCTCAAATAACGAGACTTCGGCTCTCTCAGACTTCCAGGTCCCTATTGAAATAGGTGGTGATTTTCTCGACAAGGCGGATCCCAATAACCTATTCCTGGTTGATGATAACGGCGTACTATATCCCTACTGGGTAGAGCAATGGAAAAGGCCAACCGGAAAAGCAAGAATTTGGACGAAAGTTGATCTCCCCGCATCAGGAAACAAAATACTTAACTTGTATTATGATGGGATTGTCGGGGAAAATCCAGCAAACGGAGATGATGTTTTTGAATTTTTTGATGATTTTGATGGAGGTTTATTAAATACCGACAAATGGGCTGAAATAAACAACACGACAATCAGTTTATCGAGCTCAAACATTGCACTATCTGACGACGGTCAAATTGAATCGAAGGACTCATTTGGAAATGGACATATTTTTGAATCCAGAGTGTACGCTACAGAACAAGACTCGAACTTCCTTCGTCTCTATAAAGACTCTGATAATTTCTACGAACTTGGTAATTCAGATGCAGATGCAAACGATAATTTTGAAAGAGTCAGACTTAGGACTAAACTTTCTGGGACATATTATGATGTCGCCGTGGATAAACTGGATATACGAGGTGTTCATAAGAGGTACAAATTGAGGCGCAGATCAAATGGTTATATCGATGCCTACCAGGAGGATAGTTTGGTTGGCACTCAGAGTAGCCATCTGGTGAGCAGTGACCTGAAACTGAGGTTGAACGTATGGGACAGCTCCCAAGAGTCAACTCTTTATGCAGATTGGGTTTTCGTTCGTAAATACACTGCTAATGAACCGTCAGTGTCTGTCGGTTCAGAAAAAATAATATATAGGTAAAAATCATGAGAAGAATAGCTCTATACAACAAATGGCAAACATACAAGCAAGCTCTTTTTTTGAGAGAAATTACCGTCACGAATAACGAGAGTTCTGCCTTAAGTGACTTTCAAATTCCAATAGAAATAGGAGGTGATTTTCTCAACAAGACAGATCCTAATAATCTCATTATCACGGACGATAACCTGATCCTCCCATATTGGGTAGAGCAGTGGAAAAGGCCAGCAGGAAAATCTCGAATTTGGACGAAGGTTGATCTGGGTGTATCCGTATCAAAGACACTGAAACTCTTTTATGGTGGTTACTTTGACAATTCGCCTAATGGAGACAATGTATTTGAATTTTTTGATGATTTTGATGGAAATTCGCTAGATACGAACAAATGGAATCCTCTTCCCACACATGCTTTAATTGAGAATAGTCGCCTAAAATTTTCGCATAATGACACTTTTGACGAGACTTTAAGTTCGGTAGATACCTACGGACCTAATATAATATGTGAAACCAATCTATCCAAGTGTGAACCAGCCACAGATATTCAAGTCGGGGTTCAAATGAGTGTCTCAAGCCCACCTCCTAAAATATATGCTATTTTCCGCCAAGATGATTCAAAGGAATCAGTCCCTAAGTATCTCACAGAAGTTTACAATTCAGGCTGGTCATTGGCTGCACAAGATTCTACAAATAGGTATACCTCCGCTGCTAGAATTCAGATTACTTTGATATCCAGTGGTGACCGCGTAAAAATAAGGTATATTTCCAAGGAAAAAGGGTACGATGCAATAACCTCAGTGACAAATTATGAGGGATACAATTCGCCGCATAACATAGAATTGAGGGCGAAGAATTTTGTCTCTCAAAACGCCTTGGTCGAATTTGATTGGGTCTTCGTCCGCAAATACACAGCAAATGAGCCAACAGTTTCAATCGGTTCTGAACAACAGATCGTGAGGTCCTGGTAAATGCCGATTTGGAAATTTAAAAGTGGCGGTAATGCCCCACCTAATACACCACTTTTATCATATTCAGAACTAAAAGACACATCCGTTAAATTAAATGGATCTATCTTTTCGGATCCCAACCCTGGGGATACACACAAAGCTAGTCAATGGCAGGTTGACCTTGCGAGTGCTGATTTCTCTTCACCGGTTGTTGATTCAGGCGAAGACACTAATAATCTTACAAGCTATACTGCAACTGGCTTAACGGCTGAAACGGATTATAAGGCAAGATGCAGATATGAAGATAATAACGATGCTTGGTCAAATTGGTCGGATGTTATTACCTTCACGACAAAGGAAACATGGACTGGACTTGTCATGGCTGGGACCCCTGGAGATGGCGAGAAACACAGGCTATATGATCAGGATATTGTTATTACGATTACAGATAATTGGTATGATATTGATAATTGGACACTCTCAATCCAGGGAACATCGTATACAGAAAATAGCAATGAGATAACAGTAATCAATATCACTAATGGTATTAAGATCACATTTACGCCAACCGATGATTGGGACCGTGGCGAATATGTAAATTATGTTTGTGATGCCTGGAATAGCAATAACGATCATAAGCAGATCAATAACACGTTCCAGGTTAGGTATTTTCCGAGCACCAAGAATGGCGAGTTTAATTTTTTCTTCAAAACACCAACCTTTAAGGATACACAATTAAATCTTATTTACAGGCATCCATTAATAAAGGCCACTGGTGTTGAGTTTTTCTTTAGATTTAACGGCGCAGGTTTTTGCCAACTTGACTTTTTCTTCAAATATTTACGCCAACTAAGCGGATATGGGCAACTAGACTCACTAGTTTGTCAAATTAAAATCATCAACACTAACGGCAGTGCCGACATTGCAGAATTAACATTCCTAAATGGGGATGGATCCGCTGATGTAAGGGGATATTTTTTACTTGAAGATAGTGGATCAGTTGACATCTACGGGACTTGGAACTACCTGGGCAATGGATCAGTCAACATCACAGAAACCATACTTAAAGAGGGGCTCGGAGGATCAGCAAATATTTCTTACGCAATTTTACAAAACAGCTCTGGATCATATGATGTTTATGGTGTTTATGGTGACGTTTTCATAAGGCTCTCTATTGTACCCGAAGAGGTCCGAAATGCGCTGGCCGAAATAGGGATAACAATCAATGAATAGTAGACACTTGCTATATCAATGGAAACAACCCGGGAACCCAGGGAATGCACGATTAAATTTCTTTGATGCCCAGACTAGATTTAATCAAATACCGGATTCTGAAGATTATAGATTAATCCCGAATAAAGATTGGGACCCAACGGCTACTGCAGACCCACACAGGCGTTACAGGTACGACATGGATAATGGGATCTATATTGAGGCAGATGATATTAATTGGGGCGGCGATTGCGTTCCGTTGGTAAATATGCCCCAATATGGGATTAGAAAGCCAAACATGTCTATAGAATTTATCCAATATATAGATGGAAAGCCAGTAACGCCGGGGTCAATCCAAAGAAACCAGAAAACATCACTGGATATTTCAGCCGGGACCCCAGTTAATAGATATTTAGATCCGGACGATAATACCGTTAAAGATGGTTTCGGGATGCCCAATAATAGCGGACTGCAAGTATTAAAACTGATTACATCGCTTACACCGGGACTCTATGGTCTAAAATACACAGAACTGGAAGAAGCGGAAGGCTCAATTGGCACAACAAACAGACCCGATGGGAAAAGGCTGGTGATGGGATCTGAGACAGAATATAAAGAACCGGTGTCAGGGATCTTTTTTTATAACTTCGACACCACAGACAGTGATAATTTTAAGGTTACAACAAGTGAATCTTACTATGGTCACGAAGCGGGACCCCTTATAATATCCGGGAACGCTTTAAACGGACAATATGATATCTATCTTGTCCCGCGTCAATGGTTCTATTACGTGTATTTTTTGGCTTGGTACATTCTTTACACTATGTTTTGGTACTCTTACCACGTCATTCCATTTTCAACTTACTGGTATGATAGGCCACCATTTCACCCAGTACCATTTACAGGGGAACCTTATTGGGCTTCAATTTTTGCAGGAATGGATGATTATGGATGCTGGTGGAAAGTGAGCCATTCACAGCAATTTGCTGACCTCTTAAAGGAACCAGAAAAGATCAATGCTGGCTGGTTTGGCGGAGGTTTGGTGTGGATCGGGAACCAGGATTACTACTACAGGGTAAGGGTTTTTAGGGCCGATCCCAAACAGCTTTGCGCTATAATCCATAATAGAATTACAAACCAAAAATTTTGGATATGGCGCAAAACCTACGAAGATAGAGAACCAATCACGATAGTTGATTGTCCC